TAGGCGATTGGTGCAGCCCTCTAATCATGCCATCTATATGGCCTTTGAACTGCCAACCCAAGTCAATAAAGCCTATCTGCTTTCCATCATCTGAATGCGTTACAAGGTCAATGCCTTCTACCATGCGCAGGTAGTTAGCCATGACATCCTCAGTACGGTGACCATCATTAACGGCAAGGTGGCCTCTATCATCCAGTGGTTTGCGCAATTCTGGCATATGGTAATAGTACCAGCAATGGCGCTCACAGGGATGCCCCACGCCTGAAGCACCTAGATAGCTGCGCTTTTCTTGACTGGCTTCTATCTCCCTTAGCTTTTGGCGCAAGGCTTCAAGTGTCGGGTCGGTGCTAAAGGGTGGGGTTATCATCATAGGATTATTGCGCCCAAGCTGGTTTGCCATAGGTTTGCGGCTGTGCAGCGGCAGGCTGCGCTTGTGGCGTAGCTTGTGCTGCTGGCTGCGCATTATCCAGTGGCTTAATGTTTTTCAGCTCAAGATAGACTTTGCTTGCATCGGTTTTATCTGCGCGATGGGTAAGGTCTGCATTAAACTTACCGTCAAACAGCTTTGAAATATCAAAGCCATTTGCAGGCGGTTGCTGGCCTGTAATGCCATAAAAAATGCGGCCAATACCTTCAAACGCAATGCGGCGGGTGGTCAGGTAGTCGCCACGAGTCCAGCCAGTGAGGTAGGAAACAGTGTAAGCCTTATCATCGCCTTGATTAAAAAACTCTAATTCTAGCAAGCCTCCTGAGCCTTCAATCTGTTTTTCTGTTGCACCCAAAAGAGTAATAACATAGTTACCCTCTGCTGGTTTATAGCTGTTATATTGCTGTGCGGTTGCGTCAAAGCCTTGATAGTCATAATTGATTAACATTGTTATTCTCCTTTGTTAGTGTTGATAGCGTTAATAAAGTCATTCCATGTTGCAGGGAATTCATCAGGCAGATAAAGCCTGTTTTTGGTGGTAGTGCCAAGAATGCCACTTGATAGCATAATGCGGCCAATCTCTTTTACACCGCTTGGGGTTTTATCGCTTTGAATGGTTTTCTTTTTAAGCAGTAGCACTGCATCAGCCCATTCTACAGCAGCAGCCGAAAACTTATCATGCAGCTTTAAGCTATGCTCATCAAAATCACCATCAAGCGGGTCATTGCGCTTTTTAATAAGTGTGTGAGCATTAAGCACAATGGCCATGCCCTTTTCGGTGCGCAGGCGGTCTAGCTTATTGCGAATATCAATAAAATAATTCGTTGCTAAGATATGACCATTTCCATAAGCGGTTTCTGCCACGTGCTTATCACTAATAGTTTTAGCTTTTACCTTGCGGCATATTTCTTCATGAATCATCGCTTCCAGCCAGTCCAGCGTATCAATGCACAACGTCTTAAAATCATGTGCCTCCATAAGCAATGCGTCAATAACCTGAATAAATGCAGCAAAGTCTTTAGGATGCACTTTTGGCACATCAATATAATCTGCACTGCCTTCAAGGTCGATGATTAGGGGCTTGTTTGCGCCTGCGGCAAAGGTAGTCTTGCCAATCCCTGCCTTGCCGTAAACTACAATGCGCGGGGGCTTTGTGCCATGTGCGCTTGTAACCATTGTGTCTAGTACTCCCATTGCTATTACTCCTTAAATGAAAATGTTGGGTTGCCTGCTTTGACTGTTCGTGCATCAGTAAAGCTATCACTGATATGGGTAGGCCATGCCTTATACTTGCTTTCTGCGACTGAGAAACTAGCCTCAATATATTCAGCAGGATTTTCCCCTGCGGCCTGAATAGTGCGGTACAGCAATCCTAATTTCTCATTATTCCAACTTATTTTTTTAGGATATGATAAAACCAGTCTGCCGTTTTCATCTTCCAGTTTTGCAGTGCCAGTGCCATAATCTGCATCGAGCTGCTCTTTTATAGCATTGTCGTTCTGCGCTAAAATCTCAGATTCTATCTTGCGGCGTGCGGCAATAGCAACATTTTCTGCGTCTTTTGCCTGCTTCCATTGTTTAATAAGTGATGTCATTTTGGTTTCCTTTCCTGTTTGACAATTCAATAAATATATATTAGATTGCGTATTGTCAACAATAAAAAACACAAGGAGAATAAAATAATGAAGAATGAATATGCAAAATATTATGAAGATGTATCACAGAAACTAAGCAAAATGCGACTTTATAAAGTAGCGGAAGAGTGCGGAATTTCTTACGGAACCTTAAAAAGCATTGAGAAAGGTACGGCTAATCCTACTGTTGAAAGTATAGAGAAACTGCGGGCTTATTTAGAAAATACTTTTTAATCAGGGGTTAATATGGTTTTTGCATCGGAAGCCCTCAAATATTTTGAGGCTGGCTATAATGTGCTGCCTCTGGCGGTAAATGGTAAAATGCCTGTTATTTCAGGCTGGCAGGAATGGGGAAAGACAAAACAGGCAGAATTTCAGATTGATAGCTGGTGCAATAATTATAGTTCCGGCAATATTGGCCTGCCTTTGGGTGAGTGCAATAACCTGATTGCTATTGATTTTGATTATGATGCTGAGGGGTTGCATGAAAAGATACAAGCGCTTATCCCCCCTTCGCCAGTGCGCAAGGTGGGCGCTAAGGGATTTACAGCCTTTTATCGGTATAGTGGGGAGCGCAATAAGCGTTATCGGAAAGACGGACAGACTATTGTAGAAGTGCTTTCTACAGGTACTCAGACAGTTATGCCTCTGTCTATCCATCCTGACACTGGCAAGCCTTACCAGTGGTTAACCCATGATACTCTGCTTGACCTAAAACCTAAAGATTTACCTGTATTGCCTGCTGATTTATTTAAGAAGCTGGATGCGCTATTTGGTATTGAGCAACGTCTTATTGAGGCGAGCACCATAGACAAGCCTGAGATTGAAGTGGTGCGCCATGCGTTGCAGTATATTCCCTCCAGTGAGTATGCGCTTTGGGTAGAGATAGGTATGGCCTTAAACCATTCTTATGGCGATGCGGCATTTGATATGTGGGATAGGTGGAGTGCTACAGCAGCAAATTATGATGCCAAGAACATGAATTATAAATGGTCATCCTTTGGGCGTTATAAAGGAAATCCTGTTTCTGCTGCAACCATTCTGCACTTTGCCATGCAATATGGCTGGATGCCTGAGACTGCGCCACGGCTAATGAATGACAGCGCAGTGATTACAATAGGCAACATAAAAGAGGCTGCCCATGCGAAAGAAACAGCCTCTTCTACAAAACCAAACGATAGGCAGGAAACATCACCTAAAACAGATTATAGCGATTCCGGTAATTTTCCTCAACATTTAATTGATGCCCCTAATTTAGTCGGTGAATTAGCAGACTGGATTAATAGCACCGCTATCCGTTATCAACCTGTGCTTTCACTTGCGGCGGCGCTTCCTGCGGTTGGAACGCTTATGGCGCATAAGTTCAGAACCCCTACAGATTTACGCAGCAATATCTATACTGTAGGGATTTGCGGCGCTGGACTTGGTAAAGACCATGCTAGGAAGTGCGTCAGTATGCTTTTTGATGCCGTTGGTATGGGGCAGCACCTCATGGGTGATTTTGCATCTGATACGGCTATTATCTCAGCGCTGTATGCTAGAAATGGCATAGGCTTTAGTATGAATGATGAAATAGGCGATATGATTTCATCCATTTCAGGTAAGGCAGCTGGCAGTTTTGAGTTGCGTATCATGCGCCTGACAAAAGAGATATTTTCCAGCGCCAATACTGTTTTCAGGGGGAAAGAGTATGCCAACCATGATGGCAAGATGGATGCCAAGGTGATTAACCAGCCATGCCTTAGTGTTTATGGCACTTCCACCCCTGCACAGTTCTTTGATGCCCTCAGTGGTAAAAAGGTTGTCGATGGGTTCTTGCCTCGCTGGCTGGTGTTTGAAGGTGATGGCCATGCTAAAAAGATGGAAAGGGGCGGAACAGTATTAGAGCCTCCTTTCTCGCTTGTAGAATCATGTAATAAAATTTTAGCTAGTAACCCCCATGAAAATAGCGGAGTCGTGTCTGTTGGCAGGATAAGGCCGCAGATTGTAGATGTTACGGACGGAGCTAGAGATAAGTTTAACCAGCTAGAAGCATGGGCAGAAAATATGCGTCAGCAGGAATATGATAAAAAGACTGGCCTAGATGCGCTTTATTCTCGTGCAGCAGAACATGCTTGGAAGCTGGCTTTGGTAGGTCATACCAATGGAACCATTAACGGCACTGTGGCAGCATGGGCGTGTGAGCTGATACAATGGCTTTCTGTGCGCATGGCAACACTGGCAAAAGAGCGTATTGGCGATAATGATTATGAACGCGACTATCTGGCCATTGCCGAATTTATCAGGGCCGCAGGTGATGCCGGAGCATCACGCAGGGCAGTCGTTCAGAAGTTCAGGCGCATGGAAGTGCGGCAGATAAACAATTTACTTGCGCATCTTATCGAATCTGGTATGGTGGAAGCCGAGGAAGTTATTGGAAACAATAACAAAAAGACCATACTCCTTACAATTTGTTAATAGGTCAACGTGTAGCAACGTGTTTCAGCGTGCAGATTTAATTTACACGCTGACAATTGATAAAAAACATATCCTTATAGGGTAAAAAAGCCTCAACGTGTAGAAAAACAGCACCCCCTATCTCCCCCTGAAATTCACAAAAAGGGAGAGGGGGTATCTGCACGCTGACACGTTGACACTATATCTATATTTATTACTATTACTAATATATTAATATATAAAGATAAAAATAACAGATTAGGATATTTCTCAGCGTGTAAATCGGCTTACACGTTGACAACACGTTGAACACGCTGAGGTGGTTTTCAGAACTTACCGGAATGTGTATAAATATGAAATTAGGGATTAGGTAAAAGGCATAAGGAAAATATAAATAATATATTGTTGAACAATAAAATCATTTTATAGTGTATTTTATTGTTGACGTTATTATTTAGCCATGCAATAAAGAGGGCAAGGAAACAACACGGGAGAAATTGAGATGAACGACACGGCCAAAAGCCTAAAGGATTTATTAGACAGGTGTGTAACTAACGAAGAATGGTACGAAAATGTATCTCTTTACTCTGAGTCTCTGCTTTTGCAGCTTCTTGCCGAGGGCGTTAAGAGAAATGTTATTGCAGAATTTGTGCGCTGTTTGATGCGCCACGCAATAGAAAACGACATTCTTAAGGCGCAATGGTTAATAGACATAGATGAAGAATATACCCAAAAGGAACTCGATGATGAGAGAAACGGATGGGGTTGGTCAGAAATAAGGACGAGCAACGATTGTGTGGCTGAACCAGTTCTTTTAGAAAATGAAAGAAATTATGTACATACATCCCCTAACGCAGACGAGGGGCTTACATTTTTTTCAACAAGTTTTATAAAAATTGGAAATATATACAAAAAACAATTTCAGCACATTAAGTTTACAGACGTTGATGATGATGAATGGCTAGAAATTGAAAAAACAAACAGGAAAAAGCGATATGCTATGCACCTTGAGAAGATGGAAAAAGCCTAGACAGCAAAAGCAACAGCCTAACCCCTAACACAGACAGGAAGCCCCCAAAAATCACACGCTAGATAGGCAAGTCGATGATTTGGGTACCACAAACAACACAGAAGGACTCACACAATGATTAACCAACTTAAAGGCGCTATGAAACTGGCGCTAATTATCAACATTTTGATTGCAGCACTCAATATCTGGATTCTGAAAGATAACCGCCACATATCGTTTTACATCACTGACGCATCCAACGAGGCGGTTATTATGGAAAAGCAAGCGCTGGCAGTTTATGAGGAGATGAATTGATGACCACAAAAGAACTTGTGAAAAAAGTGGATATGCTTGATGCAATGCTTACTCAGGCCATGAAAGAAGTTAGGCGCTTGACTGATGAAGTCGAAAGGATTAAACTAAGCAGAAATCAGGAGTAGTTTTTGTGTTTAGTCCAATCCTAACAGCAAAACAAAGAATTAAGCGCACTGATTATCTTAATGATACGCAATGGATTAAGCATTTAGAGTTTTGCGGAATCTCTGTTGCTCAAGAGATTAAAAGTAGATATATTGATAAGCACCTAAATGGAGAAAATCTTTATGCTTTGCTCTAAAAAGAAATCTGGCGGAACTAAGAAGAAATGACAGACATTAAACAACACTTTACACTCGCAGGCGTATCAGTTGAAGATACTGGCGACTATTATAACATTGCTGGCAAAGTCTTATTGCCTAAATCTGCTGGTATTGTGGAAGCGCGCAAGCTGGCAATAGATTTTAACGTGCCATTTATTGAGAAGCTGCCTAAGCCTGAAGTCGTTCAGCCTGAGCTATTGGATGAATTAATGGCAGAAGTGGTAGAGGCTCCTCGTCGTGGACGTAAGCCTAAAAAAATTAACTAAGGTTAATCTATTATAGATTGTTTTAGATATGGCAAAACCTAAAGGTTCACCTAAAACAGGCGGCAAGCAAAAAGGAACGCCAAATAAAGCAACAAGATTGGCTAAGGAAGCATTTGCTGCATTTGTTGATGGTAACAGTCACCGTCTTTTGGAATGGCTTGAAGAAATAGAAAGCCCAAAAGATAGATTTAATTGTTTCATGAGTGTTGCTGAGTTTCACTTACCTAAACTTGCTCGCACTGAGCATACTGGAGATGAAAAGAATCCCGTAAAGGTGGATGTAACCCACAAACTCCCCCCAGAAGAAGCATATAAACGGTTATTGAGTGAGTGAGTTCAACTTCCGCAATCCTGACTATAGGCCGCTGTTTGAAGACAGGGCCAAGCGCATTAAGAAAATGCGAGACAATCCTGAAATCGTATCAGGGCTGGTAGAGTTTTACAAAGACCATCCTGTAGAATTTATCAATGATTGGGGTATTACGTTTGACCCTCGTAATGCTGAGCGTGGCTTGCCGTCGCTGATTCCATTTAAGATGTTCCCTAAACAGGAAGAGTTTATCACTTGGGCAGTAGAGAAGTGGCGCGGCTCTAAAGATGGATTGGTAGAAAAATCCCGCGATATGGGCATATCATGGCTATGTGTAGCTATTGCGGTATGGATGTGGCGATTTCATGCTGGCACGGTGATAGGGTTTGGTAGTCGCAAAGAGGAGTATGTAGATAAGCTCGGCGACCCTAAAAGCTTATTCTGGAAAGCCAGACAGTTTATTGCCTATCTGCCTAGAGAGTTTCGTCCTATTGGATGGGATGAGAAGAAGTATGCGCCGCATATGCGGATTATAAACCCTGAGAATGGCGCTGCTATTGTAGGTGAAGCAGGCGATAACATAGGACGTGGTAACAGAACTTCAGTTTATTTCAAAGATGAATCTGCATATTATGACAGGCCAGAAAGCGTAGATGCTGCATTATCGCAGACTTCTAATTGTAAGCTGGATGTATCAACACCTAATGGCAATGGCAATCCGTTCTTTCGCAAGCGTCATAGCGGTAAGGTGGATGTGTTTACCTTTCACTGGAAGGAAGACCCGCGCAAGGATGAAGAGTGGTATAGAAAGCAATGTGACCTCCTAGACCCTGTTATCGTTGCACAAGAGATTGACATTGATTATAGCGCTTCTGTATCAGATGTGTGGATAGAGGCTGATTTAGTCATGGCTGCACAGAGAGTAAAGCCTGCCGATGTAGAGGCAGTGGGTAAATGGGTGATAGCGATAGACGCCGCACATGAAGGCGATGATGAAAGCGTTATCCACATGCGAAAGGGTAGGCTTAATCTGCCGCAAGTTATCAGGCGCAAGGCTGATGGCCCTCAGTTGGCAGGTGCAGTGATAGAGCAAGTAGAAGCGCTTGGCCCTGAATCAGTAGGGCATATTGTGATAGAGTTAGATGGCCCCGGCACGTCATGTTATGACCAGCTAAAGCAAAGCCGTTATGCTGGTAAGGTGATAGGCATTCACACAGGCGCAAGGCTGAAGGATGACAGGAATTATAACGTCAGGGCTAGAATGTGGCGTGAGGCAAAACAATATCTTGAAGACAAACCAGTTTGCTTGTATGATGATTCCGAACTGCGAGTGCAGCTTGCCTCGGTGAAATATAAATATAAAGACGGCCTCCTCTTAATGCAGAGTAAGAAGGAATATAAAGGCTTGATTCATAAATCACCAGATAGGGCAGATGCCTTCGTATTAACCTTTGCCGCGCCAGCCAAGCCCGTATCGCTGCGCGAGATTTATGGTATGCAATATGGGTGAGCGTGACGAAAAAAAGCGTCAAGAGATATTAGAACACTTCACGCGCCGCCGTGATAGATTTGTTAATAGCACTTCCATTATTGGATGGCGTGAAGATATTCGAGATGGTTATCGTGTTATTTCTGGCGACCAATGGACAGAAGCCGCATTAAACGAACGCAAACAGAAGAACAAGCCTAGCACTACGTTTAATTTATTATCCCCTATTATCCGCGCCATTGCGGGTTATGAGATAATGAACCGTTCACGGATTGATTACTATCCACGCTCTACTGACCCTGAAAAGGCAATAAAGCTAGATATTGTCAGTGATACAGTGGCATATATTCAGGATGATAGTGGGTTCTTTACCGAATCAAGTCTTGCATCTGAAGACCAGATTACTTGCGGGCTTGGTGCAACTGAGAGTTATTTCAACTATACTAACTCCGAAGCACCTTATGGTGAAGTGGTAGAAGAGCGCATCTTTCCGGGCTATCTGTTATTCGATAACGAAATGCGAACCCGTCAGATTAACCGCCATGCGCGGTGGTGTGGATATGTAGAGATTGTTTCACGCGATTGGTTAAGTGAAGAGATAGAAGATGTGCTCGGCGAAGATGCGGAGAAATACAGCCAAGTTGGCGGCTATGCTTCTTATGACTTCCTTACGTTCTTTGGTGCAACATCAAGTAATGACAACCTAGACTTAATTTTCCATTACCAGTGGAAAGAAGAGAAATCAATCTATCGTTGTAAGAATCCTTTTAAGGATGCAAATAATATCCCTGACCAGAAAGCGCAGGCATTTATTCTTAATGCGGCTGGACGGATGGAAGAAGAGTTTGGCATTAACCTAGAAGATGGAACGTTTCTTTTAGATTCTAAGCAATACCGCAAATGGCGCAAAGACATTCAGGCAATGGTAGAGATGACTGGTATCCCTCTGGAGTCTCAGGGCGTACAGCTCAAAGCATGGAAGTATTACCGCGCTCGCATTGCAAGGGATATGGTGCTGGATTGGCAGGAAAGCTGGTGTCAGACAGGCTTCACACTTACTTTTAAGACTGGTTATTATGACGAGATGAAGCACTGCTATTATGGTGTGCTGCGTGATATGATTCCTATTATCCGTGCATTGAATGAAGCGGTTAGCGATTATGTATCCTATCTGCAATCCATTCCTAAGGGCGGTATGTATGCGGAAGTAACCGCTTTCCCCGATGCTGTAGAAGCGCAACAAACCCGCGCCAATGAACAAAACATCACATATCTGAATGAAGGCGGCCTTAACAAGATACGTCAGAAAGAAACACCACAACCGATTGGCGGGATTACCGAGTTCATCCAGCTTTGCCAGCAATCACTATTTGCTGCATGTGGGTTAAGTGCTGACTTTATGGGCGCTGTCGAATCTGGCAACATGACTGCTGCGCTTTATGGCAAGATGATGCGGCAAACCCGCATGGTGCTTGCAGAATTGTTTGATAGCAATCGTGATTACATGCGCCGTAAGGGAAAAGTGTTTTTGGATGCTGTGAAGGTATTGGTAGAAAACAGCGATGGTAGAATTCTGCCGCGTATTTCTGGCGGAAAAGAGCCTAACATCTATCTCACTGCTGATAAGATGGCGCAAGAGTATGATATTATCATCGAAGAGCGGCCTATGACAGATGAAGAGCGTCAAGAGCGGTTCAATAGCATGATGGAACTTTATGCTAAATCACAGAACCCTGCATTGTTTGTGCTGGCGTTGAAAGATGCACCTATCGAGGAAGAAGACAGGCAGCAAGCATTGCAGGCTATGAATCCTCCACCTGCGCAACCTGACCCTGTAAATCAAGGGCTACTGGAAAGTCAGACGCAATTAAACT